TTGGTTATTTTAGCTTCGCGAAAAAAACATGCTCTTTTATGAAGAGAAAGGGTTATAACGCGACCGGCGTTACTTTCTCTTTTGTGTTTGCTCATTTTTTAAAAGAAAGGAGGCCTGCTTGTGGCAAGATGTTCTAAACTGGAAAGAGGTTTTCAAGATCGACTTGTTGAAAATCTTAAAGACTTATTTCCGGGATGTATGGTTTTAAAAATGGATCAAATTCAGGGAATTCCAGACTTGCTTATTTTATACAAAAATAAGTGGGCTTCCCTAGAATGTAAAAAGAGCGCTGGTGCTAAGAAACAGCCAAATCAAGAATATTATGTTGATCTTATGAATGAGATGTCCTTCTCAAGATTCATATATCCAGAGAATAAAGAGGAGGTATTACATGAACTTCAACAAGCATTTAAACCTTGAGGGACAACATGCATTTCTTGGAGCTAGCAAATATCATTGGATTAATTACGATGAAACAAAAGTTATTGAAGCTTATTCAAAATTTATAGCGACTCAAAAAGGAATAGAACTTCATGAGTTTGCGGCTCAATGCATTAGATTGGGACAAAAACTTCCTAAGTCTCAAAAAACATTGAATATGTATGTTAACGATGCGATTGGATTTAAAATGACTCCTGAGCAACCTTTATTTTATTCGGAAAACTGTTTCGGCACAGCTGATGCTATTTCTTTCAGAAATAAAATGCTTAGGATCCACGATTTAAAAACCGGCGTTACACCGGCACATATGGCGCAGCTTGAAATATATGCTGCTCTTTTTTGTTTGGAATACAGGATTAAACCTTCGGATATTGACATAGAATTGAGAATTTATCAGTCTGACGAAATCTTACACCATAAACCTACAGCAGAGGATATTGAAATGATAATGGATAAGATTATTACCTTTGATAAAATAATCAATAAAATCAAAGAACAGGAGGGTTAAAACATGAATCCCATTGCGGAAGATATTTTAAAACATTACGGTATACTGAGACGTTCTGGACGTTATCCTTGGGGTTCAGGTAAAAACCCTTATCAGCGTAGCGGTGATTTTCTCAGCAGAGTAAATGAATTAAAAAAATCCGGTATGAGCGAGAAAGAAATAGCAGAATACATGGGTTTAACAACTACTCAGCTCAGAACACAAGTCGGATTAGCAAAAGCCGAAAGAAGATCTCTCGAAGTTGCCACGGCTAAAAGTTTAAGAGAGAAGGGATATTCTCTTAATCAAATTGCAGAAAAGATGGGTTATAAAAACGACTCGTCGATTCGCTCCCTTCTTAATGAAGATGCTGAAGCTCGCATGAATCAGGCTAGAAAAACTGCCGAATTTCTAAAGAAACAAGTTGATGAAAAAGGTATGATCGACGTTGGTGTTGGTGTTGAACGTGAATTAGGAATTTCTAAAGAAAAAATGAAACAGGCTCTTTATATTTTGGAGATGGAAGGTTATAAGGTTTATGGAGGAGGAGTTCCCCAAGTAACTAATCCTGGAAAGCAAACCAATATTCAAGTCCTATGCCCTCCCGGAACTGAACATAAAGAGATATACGATTTTAGCAAAGTTCATTCTCTTAGAGACTACGTCTCTCATGATGGTGGCGATACTTTCGACACTTTTGTTTATCCAAAAAGTATGGATTCTAAACGTATTAAAATCCGTTACGCGGAAGAAGGCGGGATAGAGAAAGACGGTTTAATCGAGATTCGAAGAGGAGTAGATGATCTTTCTTTAGGAGAATCCCGTTACGCACAAGTTCGTATTCTGGTAGACGACAAAAAGTACATGAAAGGAATGGCTGTATATTCTGACAATATACCAGACGGATACGATATTGTTTTTAATACCAATAAAAAACTAGGAACCCCTAAAGAGAACGTATTCAAAGATATTACAAATGATCCTGATAATCCTTTCGGTTCTTTAATTAAAGCAGGAGGTCAAAGTTATTACATTGACAAGGATGGAAAACGTCAACTATCACTTATTAATAAGAGAGCTGAAGAAGGAGACTGGGGGGAATGGAGTAAAAATTTACCCTCCCAGTTTCTTTCTAAACAAAGTATAACTTTGATAAAAAAACAACTTAATTTAGCAACGGCTGATAAACAAGCAGAATTTGATGAGATCATGTCGCTAACGAATCCGACAGTTAAAAAAGTACTATTAAAGTCTTTTTCTGATGACTGCGATGCCGCCGCTATACATTTACAAGCTGCCGCCTTACCAAGACAAAAGTATCAGGTAATATTACCTATTACGTCTATGAAAGATAATGAAGTATATGCTCCTAACTATAAAAATGGCGAACAAGTAGCACTTGTACGATTTCCTCATGGTGGAACGTTTGAGATTCCAATCCTAACCGTTAATAACAAACATGTTGAAGCTCGTAGGATTTTGGGAAACGCTCCAGAAGATGCTATCGGAATTAACAGTAAAGTTGCGGCCCGTTTATCGGGAGCCGATTTCGACGGTGATACGGTTATGGTTATACCTACTGGAGGTAAAGTTAAAATAACATCTACTCCACCATTAAAAGGTCTTGAGGGATTTGATCCAATATTAGAGTATGGTGGTAAAAAAGAAGGAACTTTTAAACTAATGAAAAACACCCAGACGGAGATGGGTAAAATTAGTAATCTGATTACAGATATGACTCTAAAAGGAGCGACTCAAGACGAAATAGCAAAAGCTGTTCGTCATAGTATGGTAGTCATCGATGCTGAAAAACATAAATTAGACTATAAACAAAGCGAACTCGATAATGATATCGCGTATCTTAAGAAAAAATATCAAGGTACCTATGACGAAGAGGGCCGATACAGTGAAGGAGCGTCTACTTTAATCTCGAGAGCAAAATCGGAAACTTCTGTTTTAAAGAGAAAAGGCAGCCCAACCATTGATAAGGAAACTGGTAAACTGATTTACAAAGAGGTCTATGAGGAATACACAGACCCAAAGACTGGAAAGATCCGTGTTAGGACTCAGAAATCCACTAAAATGGCAGAGACTGACGATGCTTTTACTCTTGTGTCAGATGCTAACACTCCGGCTGAAAGAGCTTACGCCGAATATGCCAACCGTATGAAAGCTCTAGCTAATCAGGCTCGTAAGGAGATGGTTACAGCTGGTAAGATAGAGTACTCATCCTCTGCTAAAGCAGCTTATCAAAAGGAAGTGGACTCCCTAATGGCTAAGCTTAACGTGGCTCTTAAGAATGCACCTCGTGAGAGACAGGCCCAGGTGATAGCTAATGCCGCCGTCAATGCTAAAAAGAAGGCTAACCCCGACATGAAGCCTGGTGAAATAAAGAAAATCAGTCAACAAGAGTTAACTAGAGCACGTGCCGCTGTCGGAGCCAAGAGGGAGACTATAAAGATTACTGATCGTGAATGGGAAGCCATCCAGGCAGGAGCTATCAGCGAGAATAAACTCATGCAGATCCTAAATAACACGGACATTGATGATCTTAGACAACGAGCTACTCCAAGAAATACGACCTCATTGAGTACAGCTAAGATTAACAAAATTTCTGCTATGAATGCTTCTGGTTACAGCACTGCCGAAATCGCTGATGCTCTTGGAATTTCAACAACTACTGTATCTAAATACTTAAAAGGAAAGGAGTGATCTGTTTATGCGAAGATGTATGTTAACAACGTTTGATAACCCTTACGATCCATTCGAACAGTTCACTTCTTGGTTCTTGTTCGATATAGAAAAAGGTTACAATTCTTGTGCTTACTTAGGAAGAATTGCTAGAACTTCAGATCAATTATCAGAAGAAGAAAACGAATTGGAAATCGAAAGAGCAATTGATGAAATCATTAAATACGATTTCAGAAACATCTACAAGAAGGTCACAAGGGAAGATACCTATACCTAAATGTAGCCAAACAAAAAAGGGAAGATACCTATACCTAAATGTAGCCAAACAAAAACGGTTATGACTCTCGACGGTGGATGATATAAGGGGTGTCGCTTACCTAAATGTAGCCAAACAAAAACGGTTATGACTCTTGGGGAGGGGGGGTGTCGCTAAAACTGCACCCCCCTCCGTCATCGCGCCGGCCCTAAAAATATCTCCGGAGGGAATTTTTTGAGTATCATTCTATACTTTTTATAGCACTTAACAGAGCTCATAAGGTTTAACCGTTTATAATATCTTTCTTTTTTCTCCTTTCAAAAGATTTTAGGTTAGCTTTATGAGCTCTGTTAAGTGCTATAGAAGTATAAATGAACTCTGTGAATTCCAAGCAAAAACATAACAATAATTCAATAAATATTAAACGAGAGGAGGCAGTAAGGATGAAGAAAGCTAAGACTGTAACCTCTTCTGATTCTGAATCTTCGAGAAAGATAAGACCGGCTTTATCTCCAGAAGCTAGGGAAAATCAATTGATATCCTTAGCGGTTGACCTTGCTGAAAAACAGTTGCGAGATGGTACTGCTTCTTCTCAGGTCATCACTCATTATTTAAAGCTTGGATCGACTAAAGAAAAAATCGAAAAAGAAATTCTCATGAAACAGAAAGAGTTGATTGAGGCCAAAACTCAATCGTTACAGTCGGTGCAAAGAATAGAGGAATTATATAAGAATGCTCTTGATGCTATGAGGAATTATAGCGGGCAAGGTGATCCAGATGACTATTAAGACATATTCGGAATTAATTAAATTACCTACTTTCGAAGAGCGTTATCGATATTTAAAGTTAAACGGAAAAGTAGGAGAAGTAACTTTTGGTTTTCAAAGATGGGTTAATCAGGAATTTTATCATTCAGTTGATTGGTTAAGATTTAGAGATAAGATAATCGTTCGAGATAATGGATGTGATTTGGCTGTAGAAGGTTTTAATATTTATGGACCAATTATCATTCATCACATTAATCCCATTACTTACGATGATTTAATAAATCGAAGTCCGGCCGTCTTTGACCCAGAGAATGTAATTTCAACGAAGCTTTCAACGCATAATGCAATCCATTATGGCGACGAAAGTCTATTGATTCTAGCACCGATAGAACGAACCAAAAATGATACATGTCCATGGAGACATAAATAAAAAGGGAGGAAAACAATAAATGTATCAGGATAATCTTCTTAAAGATGACTATCGAATAGAGGAATATGAAGGGTCTCAAAACTCTGAAGATGTGAAAATGGGTTTTGTTACAAATTGTAAAAAGCTAAATGTTCGAGAGGAACCTAAAATAGATTCCGCTATTATTTGTGAAGTTGATTATCAAACGGAACTCATGATTGACGAAAATAAATCAACCGAAGAATTCTATAAAGTTTTTACAGCTGCCGGAATTGAAGGATTCTGCATGAAAAAATTTATTACAATTCAGAAGTAAAGGAGAAACGCTATGGAGAGTATACTAACATCAATTAAAAAAATGCTTGGAATTGCGGAAGAGTATACACACTTCGATGCGGACCTTATTATGCACATCAATTCTGTATTTGCA